CTAAAAGAGTATTAGATACATCATGTGGTTGGGGCGATAGACTTGCAGGTTTCTTTACTAGTGACGCTGAAGAATATATCGGTTGTGATCCTAACCCTAACACATATAAACAATATTTAAAACAAGTAGAAACATATAATAGTTTCTTATCTAAACCTAAAAAAGTAACTATCTATAATTGTGGTGCTGAAGATTTACCATGGGATAAAATAGATAATATAGATTGTGCATTTACAAGTCCACCATACTTTTCTACAGAAAGATATAACGAGGGTGGTGAGAAAGAAGAAAATCAATCATGGTTTAAGTTTGATGAATATTCTAAATGGCGTGATGACTTTTATTTACCTGTTGCTCAAAAGAGTTTTGAAAGATCAAAGCATATGTTTGTAAACATCATGGACCCTAATATAAAAAACAAAAGATATTATTCAAGTGATGAACTAGTTGATAGTTTAAAAGATAACTTTGTAGGCCAAATAGGTATGAGGATTATGCAAAGACCTAAATCAGATAAACTATTTGAAAGTGAAGAAGAAAAAGCAGAGTTTATGAATAGAATATATATTGAGAATGTCTGGTGTTTTTCAAAAGAAAAACTAGATTACTTTAGGCATAGTAGAAGAGCAACTTTATTTTAATGTTAAACATAGAAAATCTATCTGATATTACCAAAAATGGACTTTGTATAGGGTGTGGTGTTTGTCAAAGCCTTGTTGGCAAAGATAAAATTACAATCTCAATGACAGATAAAGGACGGTTAGAACCCGAAGAAGTTAAATCATTATCTAGTGAAGACTTTGATAAAATAAAAAAAGTATGCCCTGGTGTTTTAGTTGAGGGATTGCCTATAGAGGAAGTAAATGAAAAATCTAAACATGATTTAATTTGGGGATATTACAATTCTATATTTTATTCATGGTCTACTGATTCAAAGATTAGATTTCAAAGTTCCACAGGAGGGTTTTTAAATGGTTTATCTTTATACTTATTAGAAACTAAACAGGTTGATTTTATTCTTCATACAGCAGGAGATCCTGATCAACCAATGAGAAGTATTCCAAAGTTTAGTTACAATAAAGAAGACTTATTAAATTGTGAAAGTAGATCAAGGTATGGTCCTGCTTCATCTTTAAGTAGGTTTAATGAAGCATTAGATAAAAATCAAAATTTTGCATTTGTTGGAAAGCCTTGTGACATTTCTGCAATAAGACAACTATCTAAATCAGACGAAAGAGTAAATAAGTATTGTAAATATTTGCTTACATTAGTATGTGGTGGCTTTACAGAATTTTCAAAATCACAAGATTTCATAAAGAGTTTTAATGTTAAAGAGGAAGAGTTAGAAATTTTTAGATATAGAGGATACGGAACCCCTGGCAAAATGTATATCAAAACTAAAGATGGTAGAGAACATGACGGAACATATAATTCTTTTTGGAATGGTACATTTGCTGAAAGCGGATTCAGCTCTGTGAGTGCATGGGAGAAATCATGGAAAATGCAATTTAGATGTAAAATTTGTCCTGACGCAATAGGTGAAAGTGCTGATATAGCAGCCCTTGACACATGGCCTGGTGGGTCTCCTGAAGGAGAGAACGAAGGTTTTAATGGAGTAATTGTAAGAACTCAAAGAGGAATTGATCTAATTAAAAATGCAATAAAAGCAGGTTATTTAGAAAAAGGTGATGATTTAAGTATTGATGATTTAAATGAGTTTCAACCTCATCAAGTAAATAAAAAGACAGCAGTTTATGCCAGACACCTTGGAATGAAAAAAGGTGGTTTGCCTACTCTTTCTACTAATGGTTTAAGAATAAAAGAACTTTACGATAAAAATGATAAAGAATATAATATTAAAGAAGAAGAAGGAACAAATAGTAGAATAAATAAAATTTGAAGACGCTTGACAATAACAACAAATATGATATAATACATACATACAAGGAGAATATAATATGAGTGATTTTTTAAAAGATATAATAAAAGAAACTGGTAATGAATATGCTACACTAGTAAGTGAGGGTGTAGAAGCAGGTGATGTTGATTCGTTTATAGATACAGGTTCCCTTGCCTTTAACGCTTTACTATCAGGTTCTATCTATGGTGGTATGCCATCAAACAAAATAACAGCGATTGCAGGTGAAGCTGCAACAGGTAAAACTTTCTTTGCATTAGGAATAGTAAAAGCATTTTTAGATAAAAACAAAGACGCAGGTGTGATTTACTTTGAATCAGAAAGTGCCTTAACAAAAGAATTAGTTGAAAGTCGTGGTATAGATAGTAAGAGAATGGTCATAGTACCAGTTGCCACCGTACAAGAATTTAGACACCAATCAATCAAAGTGATTGACAAATACCTTGAACAAGGTGAAGATAAAAGAAAACCTTTAATGTTTGTATTAGATAGTTTAGGTATGTTATCTACTACAAAAGAGATGGAAGATACTGCCGAAGGTAAAGAAACTAGAGATATGACTAGATCGCAGATTGTAAAAGCTGCATTTAGAGTATTAACTTTAAAACTAGGTAAAGCAAAAGTACCTATGATTATGACTAATCATACATATGATGTAATTGGTTCTATGTTTCCTCAAAAGGAGATGGGTGGTGGCTCTGGCCTTAAATACGCTGCAAGTAATATCGTATATCTATCTAAACGTAAAGAGAAAGATGGCAAAGAAATTATAGGTAATATAATTCATTGTAAGAATTACAAATCAAGGTTGACAAAAGAGAATGCTTTGATTGATGTAAGATTAACTTATAAAGATGGCCTTGATAAGCATTATGGTTTATTAGACCTTGCAATTAAACATGGTATATTTAAATCAGTATCTACAAGGATAGAGTTACCTGATGGATCAAAACAATATGCAAAAACTATCAATAATGAACCTGATAAATTCTTTACTAAAGATGTTCTCGCTCAAATTGACGAGGCAGCCAAAAAAGAATTCCTCTATGGCACAGAATAGATACGTCTTTGCTCAACGTGATGTTGATGATTATAGTTGCATAAAGATTGTAGAAGGCGACTATAAAGATATTATATACACGTATGGGCATGTAAAGTTTGCTGAGAAAGAGAATGATAAGGGTGAAATACCTTTAAAGTTTGATTATGATGTAAAGGTAAATCCTAATAACCTTGATACAACAAGTGAAGATTTTAGGAATTACATAGGCGATATATTGATAGAAGTAGTAGAAAAACAATTAGAAGATGGTACAATTAGATTTCAAAAGTGATTACATATGCACGTATAAGAATGTGTTAACTAAAGATCAATGTCAACACCTAATTGATAAGTTTGAAGATTCGCAACAACAACAAAGTAAAACATATTTAGAGGGTCATAGATCGTTTACAGAAATAAATCTTAACCTATTTTCAGACTGGAAAGAGTATTCAGATATAATCTTTCCTAAATTACGACAGGTTGTTGACAAATATACAAAAGATGTTAATATAGACTCATTAAAACAATGGCCAGAGAAATTTGGTTTTGAACAGATAAGATTTAAGAAGTATGAACCTAACGGTGAAGATGAATTTAAGACACATGTGGATGTCACTAACTATAATAGTGCTAGAAGATTTTTAGTTTTTTTTATGTATTTAAATAATAATGATGGCGGCGAAACAACATTTCCTGATTATGATATTAAGATCAAACCTGAAGCAGGTAAAGTCTTGGTGTTTCCTCCATTGTGGACCTTTAAACATGCAGGTGAAAAGCCTATCAATCAACCAAAGTATATTATAGGGAGTTATCTACATTATGTTTGAGAAGACGTTACTATCTAATTTAATTTTCAACGAAGACTTTACAAGAAAAACATTACCATTTATTAAACCTGACTTCTTTAAAAATAGAGATGAGGTTGCTCTATTCAATATCATAAATGCTTTTGTTACAAAGTATAATAATCTCCCTACAAAAGAAGCAATTGAAATTGAATTATCAAACGATAAGACTCTTACCGAAGACGAATTTAAAAACACAAAATCATTATTAAATAGTTTACAACACGAAGAAGTTGAACAACAATGGTTGTTAGATACAACTGAAAAATTTTGTAAAGATCGTGCTGTGTATAATGCAGTATTACAAGGTATCAAAATCATAGATGGTAAAGATAAGAAACATACAGCAGAGGCAATACCTAGTATCTTATCAGACGCATTAGGTGTTTCATTTGATAGACATATAGGGCATGATTATCTTGCCATGGCAGATGAGCGATTTGATTATTACCATAGAGTAGAAGAACGATTAAAGTTTGATCTTTCATATTTCAATAGAATAACAAAAGGTGGTCTGCCTCCTAAAACACTTAACGTTGCTCTTGCAGGTACTGGTGTTGGTAAATCCTTGTTTATGTGCCATCTTGCTAGTAGTGTTATATCACAAGGTAAGAATGTATTGTATATAACTTTAGAGATGGCTGAAGAACGTATCGCAGAAAGAATTGACGCTAACTTATTAGATGTAACCATAGATGATCTCTATGAAATGCCAAAAGAATTATACGATAACAAAACATCTAAACTACAAAACAAAATTAATGGTCAACTAATTATTAAAGAATATCCTACAGCGTCTGCTCATAGTGGACATTTTAAATCTTTGATAGATGAACTTGCCCTAAAGAAATCATTTAAACCTGATATAGTATTCATTGACTATCTAAACATTTGCTCTAGTAGTAGATTTAAAGGTGGCAATATATCTTCATACTTTTATGTGAAAGCAATTGCTGAAGAATTAAGAGGTCTTGCAGTACAATATGATGTACCTATTGTATCTGCTACTCAAACAACCAGATCTGGCTATTTGTCAAGTGATGTTGGTTTAGAAGATACTTCAGAATCATTTGGTCTTCCTGCAACTGCTGACTTCATGTTTGCTCTAATATCAAACGAAGAATTAGAAGAACTAGGTCAAATCAAAGTTAAACAATTAAAGAATCGTTACAATGATCCTGCTGTCAATCGTGCATTTATAATAGGTGTAGATAGAAGTAAGATGAGATTGTATGATGTAGAACAATCAGCACAAAACTTGTCAGATGGCAACCAAGAGTCAGAAAAACAAATAAACAAACCATCAGGTCCACAAGAAGTTGACGCTTACGATAAGTTTTCGGATTTTAAAATATGAAAAAAAGAAAACCATCAATATACTACAAGACTGAAATGGTCAAAATAAAAGGTGATATACTTTGGCGTTGCGTTGAAATGCCTAGTAAGTTAGTATTAAAAGAGTCTTTTTTTGAAGAAGACGCAAAGAAACTTACTAAATTTCAAAACAAACATAAGACATTTGGTGTCTTTGGGTTCCCACCTTTCTTTGATTGTAGAGGTACAAAAGAAAAGATACTAGATAAAGGCAAGACAAATTATAATTCTCCTGCTAGAAGCAGAGGTAGAAGCCGTGCATAAATATATGTATGGCAATAACAAACACACCAGAAGCTGAAGGAGCACAAGCATTATTCTGCTACATAGCAGATATATTAGGTGCTAAAAAAACTAAAACTGAATTTACACCTTATATCAATAAGGCAAAAGATTCAAGTGAGTTTTTTGACATTTATAAATCTACAATAAATTCAGGATACACATCAGGTGCTGTTAAAACAGAAAAATCAAAAGATACTATTATAAGATTTATTGAAAAAAATGATGATTGGTTCATGTCATCATTAAAAATAGCACTATACTTAATTACAGAAATAGATGATTTCGTATCTAAAAAATTTGCAAAGATACAAGCACCTAAAGCACAAGGTTTGTTTTACAAACATGGTGATGATGAAGTTATGGACGGTATGGCAAAACTATTTAAGTCAGCAAACGAAGAATATAAAAAAGCAAAAGGTTCACTATTTTTTGGAAATATAAACAAGTGGTCGCCTGCTGACATTTATTTTGCGACAGCTAAAGCAAAAAAAGAAATTAAAAAAATGGTTGAGAATCCAGAAACTAAAAAAAATAACTTAAAGTTTTCTGTGTTAAATACAAGTATAGGTAAGATGGTAAAAGCAGGTGAACTATTACCGTTATCACTCAAACAAGTTAAAAGAGATGTTGTTCTTAAACAAGTTAATTTTAGTAGAAAAGCTGAAGAAGAACTATTAGCAGAAACATTTGCTGATGGTGTTATAGCATACAAAGATATGGCAGGTAGTTTTAAATTAGGACCTAAATCATTTAAGTTTGTTACACCATATTCTAAAGGTAGAGGTGGTTATAGGGACATCTATGCAAAATTAAAATCAGGTAAATATAAAGGCACTTTACAATTTAGACACACTCCTGCAGCTAGTGGTAGACCATCGCCAGGATTTAAGACCGTTTTAAAATACGATGGTGCGTCAGCACTTGGTGGTCAGGTGACTTCTTTTCCTATATTAGTAGAACAAATTAGAATTAATGATCCTGAATTTGCAAAAAAAATGGCAGATACATTTAAAAGAGGTTATGCAGAATTTGAAAAGGCAATGAAATTGTACAATCAATTTGGTGGTGGTAATATGAGATATAATCCACCTTCAAATGCAAAAAATAAAAAAGAACTAAAAGACAAATTTAATGAAGATGTTGGTGCTATATCTGCTTTAACATTAATGAATCCTTTAAGAAAAGTCATATCAGATTACTTTAAAAGACCTAGTGAGAAAACGCATAATGTAATGAGAACAATTTTTGCATATGTGGCTTCCAGAACAATCAACTCCTCACCATTTGTTATTGCCAAAGATTAATACTTATAAATAGTCTAGTAAGTAGTGATTTATTAATGGAATTAGTGCTATTTTTTGCTTGACTTTAAGCAAAAATTTTGATATAATGGGTATAGTGGAGAGATATGTATAGTTTTAAACAATACTTAAATG